CGAACTTGAGGTAATTGGCGAGGATGAATACTCAGAAGGCGAGTTCACAGATAAGAACGAACAATTACATTACAGAGGATACCCTGTGTATTCACTTAATGAGATGTCTACGTTGTTTACAGGATGGTTTGCATTTGCGGGCGATAAAAAGGCGCTTAAAGAGATAGAGCAAACAGCGTATAGCTTTACACCACGTCCAGGATATGGTGACATCCGCCTCCTTGCAGTAGAGGGAGACGAAGGTATGTTCTACGCTGAAGAAGGCAAACTAATCAAGCTACCTATCGTAAACGGATTTACGCCGCCGCAGCTTAAACGTATAGGTGCTGCGCTGACATCACTAAACGGACGGAACGTTAATATGAATCCAGATATGGATTTGTTCACAACAATGTAATGAGATTATTTGAACTGACACAACCGCTTACCGAAGCGAAGAATGATACCGTTGTGTTTACGTTCGGACGGTTTAATCCGCCTACGATTGGTCACGAAAAACTAGTGCAGAAAGTACTAGACGTAGCAGCAGAAGCAAATGCAGACCACGTAATTTATCTTTCTCAAACGCACAAGCCTAAGAAAGATCCACTATCCTGGAAAGACAAAACTTCACTATTCAAGAAAATGTTTCCAGAGGCAAATATCGGCACAAATACAGAAGTAAAAAACCCATATAGTGCGCTACTAACTCTAGGAGAGAAGTACGACAATGTTATAATGGTTGTTGGCGCTGATCGCGCGGCACAGTTCGACAAAGAGATGCGTAAATACTTAGATGAGTATGGCATCAAAAACTTCACTGTAGTAAACGCAGGCTTCCGTGATCCAGATGCGGAAGGAGTGGAGGGCATGAGTGCATCCAAAGCACGGGCCCTAGCAGTGGAAGGTGATTTTGATGGCTTTGCAGAAGCACTTCCTTCCACAATCAGTAACGCAAACAAGAAAAGCGTCTACAATAAAATACGCCAAAACCAATAAGTCTTCTTGACAAATCCTTGTAAATATAGTACAATGTGCTACTACAAGGAGAAAACTACACATGAGTTATCAATCAAAACATTACTCCACTGACGACGTGCGCCGCCTAAAAGAACTAGTAACAGAAGGCTGTGTTGTAAAGCGCGAAGTGGAAGCATTAAACGAAGGACTAAACGACACTGTTAAGGCAATCGCCGAAGAAATGGAAATCAAGGCAACTGTACTGAAGAAAGTAATTACGGTTGCGCACAAGAACAATCGTCTTGACGAAGCGGACAAGTTCGCAGAACTGGAAGATCTACTAGATTCAATCGGCGTCAAGTAAAGAGTGTTTAAGTTTCGGGAAATTACCGTGTTCTGGGGAGAAACCTGGCGCGAAAGCAAAACACTGTTCTTTGCTGAAATGATCGGCACGATAAGTGGTATGATTGGGGCAGGCACCCTAACGATTATGGCGCCTAATCCCAATCTCCTTTTGTCATTCTCAGCGTATATAATTAGTTCAATTGCGTTACTGTATGCTTGCCATATACGTAAAAGCTCTTGGATGATGCTGCTAATGATGTTTTACACACTCACAACGTCCATAGGACTGGTTAAACTTTTTATATAATGTACGTAGACGCGATATTCAACGCAAAAGATTCCACAGTAAAGGTTGTCGAGCGAGACAATGGTAAGCGTGTATTCAAGGATTATCCTGGCATATTTGAATTTTATGTACCCGATGTAAAGGGAACACACAAAAGTATTTTTGGTGATAGTCTCTTAAAGGTCGAGTGCGGCTCTGTAGGCGAATTCAAAAAGATGCGACAGATTCATTCGCACAAACGTAAGTTTGAATCTGACGTAAAGCCAGTAAACAAAATCATTGAAGCGCATTACAAGCATCTCGATCCAGCAGACCTACACATTGCATTTTTCGATATTGAGACTGACTTCGATAAAGAATTAGGCTACAGTTCTCCTGAGGATGCAAACAACGCAATCATTTCAATTGCCGTTCATTTACAATGGCTAGATCAAACTGTATGTCTAGCACTTCCGCCGAAAGGCATGACTATGGAAGAAGCTAACGTTATTGCAGATGAAGTAGGCGACACAATACTTTATCACGAGGAAACAGATATCCTCGATGCATTCCTCACATTAATTGAAGACGCAGATGTATTGAGTGGCTGGTATAGTGAGGGATACGATATTCCTTATGTAGTAAATCGAATCATCAAATTAATGGGGCGGCATGAAGCACGACGTATGTGTTTGTGGGATAAGTTTCCAAAGCCGAAAACATTTGTAATGGGTGGTAAGGAAAGTCAGACATACGATCTAATTGGTCGTGTGCATCTTGATTATCTAGCACTGTACAGAAAGTTTACGTATGAAGAACGACACAGTTTTAAGCTAGATGCAATTGGTGAAATTGAAGTCGGCGAGACAAAAGTTCCATATGAGGGTACACTTGATGAATTATACAACAAGGACTTTAAAAAGTTTCTACAGTATAACATTCAGGATACCGAACTACTAAACAAGATAGATAAAAAACTACAGTTTATATCACTTGCAAATAGTATTGGGCACGGCAACTGTTCATTGATGGCAACGGCGCTAGGCGCAGTAGCTATTACTGAGATGGCAATTATTGTTGAGGCGCATGAGCGCAACATGAGAGTGCCTGACAAAGTAGATAACGTTGGTAGTGACTTGGCGGCGGCAGGTGGCTGGGTGCAAGAACCAAAGAAGGGCTTGCATCGTTGGATTGGCAGTAGTGACCTTAGTTCCCTATATCCATCTGTTATCCGATGCCTTAACGCAAGTCCCGAAACTATTGTTGGTCAAATACGCACGGACGAAACAGACAATACTATACGTGAGTATCTAGCAGCGGCGAAGAAACATAAGTTTGCAGAGTGGTGGAATGATCGTTTCAATACGCTTGAAATGGAGGAGTTCCTCACTAACGACAACTTCACGCGCAGGACACTTGATTTGGAGGACGGCTCATCTCTTGAAATCACTGGTGCTGAACTACGCAAGCTTATTTTTGAAAGTGAGAATGATTGGTGCATCTCTGCAAACGGAACGATTTTCCGAAATGATATTGAAGGGGTAATCCCAGGATTGCTTCGACGTTGGTATCAGGAGCGACAAGTGCTACAGGCATTTAAGCGTAACTACGATACGTTAGCTGACGTAAAAGATGGATTAAAGCTAGACATTACGCAGGACTTAATAGACGAAACAAACACAAAATTATTGGCTAAGTATGAGAGAGGTGACGCACAGTTCACTAATCCGTATGATCCAGATTTGACATTTAGCATAACAACCGTGCGCAAGAAGGCAGAGGCAAAGAACCCCGAAGAACTTTATCAATACTTGCTTGTGCATAACCTATATATAGATGAGGACATGAAAGTACGACACAATGATCCTGATGAATTGAAAAAGATTGTTAGTTTCTGGGATAAAAGGCAGCTAGTTAAAAAGATTAACTTGAACTCATTGTACGGCGGATTGCTTAACATACATTGTCGATTTTATGACAAGCGATTAGGACAAAGCACAACGCTTACTGGTCGAAGCATTGCGCGGCATATGGCTGCTAAGACGAATGAATTTCTTGACAACAGTTACGACTTTAGGGGTCGCAGTATTATATATGGTGACACTGACTCGGTGTACTTCTCTGCATATCCGCTACTGAAGGATGAAATTGACGCAGGCACTATCGAGTGGACAAAAGAAAGCGTAGTTGAATTGTACGATATTATTGCCGAGCAGGTCAGCGATTCATTCCCAAAATTTATGCATGACACCTTTAACACACCACTCAAGCGAAGTGAAGTAATTAAGGCGAGTCGAGAAGTGGTCGGCATTACTGGACTGTTTACGAAGAAAAAGAAGTATGCAATTCTCGTATATGATGATGAAGGCAAACGCAAAGACGTTAAGGATAGTGATGGTAAACTCAAAGCTATGGGTCTTGACTCACGGCGATCAGACACTCCTAAACATGTACAAGAATTCTTAACTAGAATATTGATGCAGACATTGCGACTAGAAGGCGAGGATGCTGTAATTGAGGCATGCCGAAACTTTAAGAAAGAGTTTGCTAAGATGAAGCCGTGGGAAATGGGTGCTCCGACAGGAGTAAACAACATGACATCATACCACGATAAACTAGAAAGAGTAATGGAACGCAAACTTGCAGGCAAACCTACGGACACATTAATGGTGCCAGGTCATGTAATGGCAAGTCTCAACTGGAACTCGTTCCGAAAATCTAATAATGATTTACATGCTGTCCGTATTGTTGACGGACACAAAGTAGTGGTGTGTAAATTAAGAGACCCGAATGACTACAATAAAAAGGCGGTAGCTTTTCCTGTAGATGAACCTCATCTTCCCGATTGGTTTATTACACTACCGTTTGACGAAGAATTAATGATGAAAGTAATTGTGGACAACAAGATAGAAAATCTATTAGGATGTTTGCATTGGGATTTGTCTCGCACAACGCCTGCTGCCGAACTAATGGAAACACTTTTTGATTTTAGTTGACACTCGCCGTTTAATTTGTTATAATAACTCTATAATAGGAGAATCCCGTAATGCTAGCAGAAGAACTTAAAGACATCCTTACCCAGACGCATGGGCTTGGATTTATTGATATGATGAAAATTGAAAGTAGTGATACAGAAACAAAAATCGCTGCAATGGACGACTCAAAGACCGTTGTAATCAACGGCACACTAAAATCAGTATTAAAAGAACTGGATGGTACAGTAGGCTTGTCAAGAATGGCAGTACTACAAGGTTACTTGAAATTTCCACCATTTAAAACTGACGACGCAACAGTAGAAATCACAACAACAAATCGTGACGGCGAGGACATTCCAACAGAAGTAAGCTTCTCTAGTCCAGACGGTCATGCTTCCAGTTATCGGTTCATGCACAGAGATGTGATTGATGAGCAGATTCAGGTGCCAAACTTCAAGGGCGCAACATGGGATGTGGTCATCACAAACACTGATAGCTTGATGAAAGACTTGAGCTACTTCAACGGCGTACTTGGTTCGTTTGAGCCAGTATTCACAGCAAAGACAGACGGCACGGACTTGAACTTCTACATTGGTAGTGGGGCAACAGACCGAGCTACTGTTCCTGTAGCGAAAGGCGTAAGTGGAACATTGAACGGCGCAACGTGGCGTTTGGTTGAAACACTTGCAATCTTAAAACTAGCTGCAAAGGCAGATGATTGTACGTTGAGTTTTAGCAACAAAGGCGTGTTGAAAATTGAAATGGAGACCGCACTAGGAACATACGAGTACTTGCTCCCAGCACAAGCAATTTAATGACAGAAAAGATCGACAGATTTATGAACGAGTTTGCTTTCTTGTCAAACTTTTACGAAGCAGATGTCGATTACGAAGGCATTACGTGGCGTACAGCAGAACATGCTTATCAGGCAATGAAGACGCTGGACACAAACCAACGCCTAAATATACAAGAGATATATATGCCAGGTGATGCAAAGCATTACGGTCGAGCGGTCACAATGCGTATAGATTGGGACGATGTTAAGCTTGACATTATGGAAGACATTGTTCGTTGCAAATTTCAGCAGAAGCCAGAACTACAAGAGCGGTTGCTATGTACTGAAGATACACCTATTGAGGAAGGCAACACATGGAAAGATACATATTGGGGGATTTGCGCGTTCACGGGAGTGGGCGAGAATCACCTCGGAAAAATACTAATGAATATAAGGAAGGAACTACAATGAGAAAAGTAACAGTTAAACAAGACGCTCTCTTAGAAATTTTACAAGAGAACCGTGATGTGCATAAAGCGGATTATGAAGATGCCTATAAAGGTTATCTGGAAACTTGTGCAGAAGCACTAGAAAAGATGCTAGCAGAATTTAACGCTGGTGAACGTGAAACAGTACAGTGGACAGAATTCCCACCACAAAATCAAGTGAAGGATTATGATCGTGTAATTCGTATGCTTGAGCTATCAGTCGATGATGAAATTGAATTGTCTGCTGAGGAGTTTGCAAATTACGTACAAGACGATTGGCAGTGGAAAGATAGCTGGGCAATTAGTAACTCTCATTACATTACAAAGACGAGGGGAATCTAATGTACTCACATGACTTTTGTTATTGGCTACAGGGATATTTCGAGATTAGCGGAACTAAAATGATTTCCGAAGAACAGGCTGAGATCATTCAGAATCATCTCAACTTGGTGTTCAAGCATGAGATTGATCCGTCATATCCTGGCGACCAGGATGAAAAGCAAAACATACATGATGGCAAGCCAATTTGGTCTCCGACTCATCCAAATAGTGACACAAATATCAGGTGCTGAATGAGCAAACACGAAGCAATACTGGAAGACATAAGAGTAAATCCGCACAAGCATAAGCACCCAAACCTAAACGCATTGCATGCCTGTTGTATTATTGATGGGGCAATGGATTTAGAAGTACTTGATGCACACGAGGGTATGCACGGATACAATGGCGGTGTAGGCTGTGATGTATCAAGTGGGCCATGCTCATGCGGTGCGTTTCACTAATAAGGAATAATATGAAACACTTAGACAAGTTTAACAGGGACTACGCAACCTTCTTACCTGCTATTAGCGGGTTCTTTACAGAGGTGATGGGGCGTATCAAAAACTACGATGGGTACTTAGAACCAGGACGTACTCCTGCAGGTTTTGAAAACGGCTTCGACGGGTTGAACTTTTTAGATCCTGAACTTGGCTACTTCTTTTACAGCAAAGGACTTTACTCGGCTGGACACGCATACCTTGACATTGAACGTAGTCACGTACTAGAATGGATGATTCAAGACCGTGATCGTGAGCGAACAACGCTTGTCGGAGATTCGGGTGGATTCCAGATTGGTCGAGGTATTCTCAAATTTGATTGGGAACACTTCTTCGAGAAAGAAGGCGACCCAGGTTACAAGGGTAACGCAGACAAGACACGCGCAAAGATTTTAAACTGGCTCGAATACACGGCAGAGTGGTCAATGATTTTGGACGTTCCGCCTTGGGCTGCATTCGACAAAGCAGGTCGTGAACGTACTGGACTAACATCGTTTGAACAAACACTGGAAGCAACATGCTTTAACAACGACTATTTTGTGAAGCATCGGCAAGGCAAAACGAAATTCCTAAATGTGCTGCAGGGCACAACATGGGAAAACTCTACGCTGTGGTATGATACTGTAAAAGACTACCCGTTTGAGGGTTGGGCTTTCGGTAGTAACACGGCACGAGATGTTGAGTTTATGCTACGTCGCTTGATTGTAATGCGTGACGAAGGCTACCTCGACGGCAAGGATTGGATTCACGTATTGGGATCATCTCGCCTTGATTTGGTTGTTATGCTTACTGCTATTCAACGTCAACTACGCAAGCACGTAAATCCTAACGTAACAATTAGCTTTGACTGTGCTAGCCCTTTTGTAGCAACAGCTAACGGTCGTGTGTATTCGCAGGACTTTATGCAGAACAAACTTATGAGCTACAAGATGGATTTCTCATTCGATAACAAAGACCTTGCGTTCAATGAGGATAATGACAATGGAGACATGCCCTTCCCGTTCAATAGTGAAATTGGTGAACGGCTAACTGCAGGCGATGTTTGTCGCTATAAGCATGGTGACCTCAACAAGATCGGCAAGGAAGGCAAGACAAGTTGGGATGCTGTTACATACGCTATTATTATGGCGCACAATGTATACAGACATGTCCGTGTAGTACAACGTGCAAACGCATTGGCAGATATCGAAAGTGTATCATACAAGCCTGATTGGAAAACATGGACACCAACAAAGAAGCGCGGTGGCAAGGAACAATTTTCTAAGTGGGTTCCAAGAAACTTGTTTTACTTTAACTCGTTTATTGAGGAACTCTTTATATCCGACAACCCAATGCAAATGCTAGATGATGCATCTCCGCTATTGCAAGAATTGAATCATCAGAAGTGGAACGACGGCAACACGGAAATTTTCCAAACGCTGTTTGAAGATCCTTCAGGTGAAGATTTTACGGACGAGGAACAACTTGATAAGCTTGAACAAGAACTACGAGCAGAGAAGCTGAATGGACGAGAAGACACAGACCAAGATAGTAGCTAAAGCACTCGACAAACTTGTTGAGGATTTGGTTTCAGTTCAGCCTATGACGGCCTCAGTTGGTCAGGTATTTAGAATGAAAACTACTTACAGGATGTCATGGGGAGAATGGTGCC